GAAAACCTACTTTAAAAAACGAGATACTTAGGAAATACATTAAAAAGTTTCCAAATATATCAAATGCTGCATTATCGCGTAAGATATTAAAAGAAAATCCTTTAGAGTTTAGTGATGTAGAAGCCATAAGAAGCTTAATAAGATACATCACTGGTAATATGGGTGATAAAGGTAGAGCTAAAATAAAAGATAAATCACTTGAGCGACCTGCCCGAACATCAACTGATTATATGCTTCCTGAAAGCTACGCTAATAATTATACTCCCTACGAAATTAAACAAAGTAGAATATTAATAATAAGCGACTTACACTTCCCTTACCAAAATAACAAGGCTATTACACTTGCACTTGACTATGGTAAAGAGAAAAAAGTTGATTGCATTTTAATAAATGGCGATTTGATTGATTTTGCTACTATTAGTAGACACGATAAAGATTGGAGGGCTAGAAGTGTAGCTGAAGAATTTGATGCCGTTAGAGCGTTTCTAAATACTTTACGTTCACATTTCCCAAAAACAAAGATAGTTTTTAAGCATGGCAACCATGATGAGAGATGGGAAAAGTTCTTATACAATAAAGCTCCTGAGATATTTGATGTAAATGATTTTCAATTAGAAGTATTATTAAAGTTAGGAGAGTTAAAGATAGATACCGTTAAAGATAAGAAGCCTATAAAAATAGGTAAACTAACCGCTTTACACGGACACGAGCTTGCCGGCGGTGGCGCAGGCGGAGTTAATCCTGCAAGAGCTACTTTCTTGAAAACACTATCAAATGTAATAGTAGGACATTACCATAAAACATCATCAAACACAGAGACTACTATGAATGGCGATATAATTGCAGTTAATTCAGTAGGATGTTTATGTGACTTGAATCCGTTATATATGCCCATAAATCGTCACAATTTGGGGTTTGCATATTGTGAATTAGATATAAAAACAGGCGAATATCATTTAGATAATCTTAAAATAATTAAAGGTAAAATTTACTAGTATGGACGAGTTGAAATGGTTTAAGATAGAAGTAATATATCCTCTAAATAACGCTTTAGGTGGCGATGAAGAAATTAATGAGATAGATTTAATAAGACTTAAATCAGAAGGTTTGGTAGAGGAATACGAGAGCGATATAGCTATATTTAACCTATCTAACAATACTATAAGTCAATTAAATCCAAGATGTTTTATTCCTAAAGGAAAGATAAACAAAAAGTATTATACCGAAATAGTATTTGAGAATGGAGATTTTGTGTTTGCCGTTGGTAAGCCTGAATTTGTTTACGGCAAAGTGAACGAATACCTTTTAACTCTACCTAGTTCTAAGAAAGAATAATTTATTTTTTATTCTCTTGTTCGTAATAGCTTAAGATTATTCTAAGGTCTTTTTTAAGATTTTCTAATTCCTCTTTTTTAATCTCAGCCTTTTTTAAACTATCGTTATATTGAACGTAGGTATCTATGATTTTTTGTTTTATATTCTCTATTTTCTTTTCCATTATTTCAATAAAGCTCCTGCGCCTATATTTAAAGATTGTACTACTATTGCTCCTGCCGCGAACCCATGTTTAAAGCCTTTCCAATACTTCTTTTTATTTTTAGTTAAAGAGTCTATTATAGCATCTTTTTTTACTATAACATTATCTCTATTGTAAAGCATATTGGTCTTGTCTTTATTTATATCAATTAGATTATTATTTAATGTTTTTAAAGTGCTAATCTCTAGACTATCTATCTCTATTACACTGTCACATATCTGTACAAATTTAACTACCCATTCGGTGTCATGTATATTTATTATCTTTTTTTGAACATGATAAATATGCAATATCTTCTCTCTAACTGTATCTAATTCCGACACAACTTTATTTAAACTATCCGTTACAGCATCTTTCTTAACAACTTCCTTGCTTAAACTATCATATTTTGAATTTAAACCATCCATATTATCTACAGGTGTATTTCCCTCGCATTTAAGTAAAAGCACCGCAGCAATAATAAAACCGATAAAAAATAAAGATATTCTATCTAAGGTATTATTTCTATCTAATTGATTCATTGATAATCTATTTTTTTAGTTTTAAAGTTGATACATAGCCCCCTATTGCAATAATTGTAGAAAGTACTAATTTGGGCCATTCTTTAATAATATCAAAAATCGCCCAATCTATTGTCATCCAAGCAGAAGCTATTGCTACTATTAAACTTAGTATTGTTGCTCCATAGTCTGCTAATTTTTTCTTTGTCATTTTCATAGTGATTTTAACATTGCTATCATTTTAGGTTGCGGAGTAATATCTATTTTATCAAAACGTACTGAATTATGAGTATAAACTCCAGCTTCACCTTTTAAAGCTCTAGGACATACATCCCAAATATCTTCGTTATAAGTTAAAGGAATGCCATATTTTAAATTCCATAAAATTAATAATTCTCTTACTGAATCAATTTGAGCATCAGTATAAGCGTGAAAAAATTTATGCCCTCTAAATGGTTTATCTAATTCAATAACATTTTCTTTTTTAATTTCAGAATTAACGTAGGTTAAAAATTTACCATCTTTATAATTCACAAAACCGAAGTTGCAAATTTCTACACCAATTGAAATTTTATCTAAACTTTGATACGGTACATTTAATTTTTTAAAAGTTGATGTTTGTAAACCTAAATGGTAAGCCCAAAATTTACTGCTAAAACCTTGCACAATTTCTCCATCAATCCACGCATTTGACTTGTCAGGATAGCCGCCAATAGTAACACACGTTGCTACTCTTTCACTTGTACTTTCCCAGTATTTAAAAGTAGCAATAGGATTAGCACTGCCAGCCGTATGATGTAAATAAATTTGTTTTTTTGGATGCTCTTCTTTAATATATTGACTTTCTTTAAAATCAAACTGTTTAATAGTTTTCATAATTAAATGTTTTTAGCTTTTAAATAACCTGTTAGTTCAGCTAAACTATTGCTTATGCCTTGTTGCATCTTTTCAACTGAGTCTAACTTATTCCATAATTTGTTATGAGCTACCTCTTGCTCATTTTTAATCTCACTTATTTTAGTGTAAATTAAATTCTCTTTTTTTTCTACTGTATCCATAATATATTCCACTGTTGCTTTTTTAGTATTCTTAGAATGTAAGAATTTTTCATTTACACTCTTTTTAAATTCCGTTAATTCATCATTAGTTTCATTGATTTTTAATTCAGTTTTTTCAGTATTAGATTTAATCATATAGATAAATCCAATAATAGAACCCAATCCTATAATTATTGTTACTACGTCTTTTATATTAAAGGTAAGTTCCGAGGCGTCCATATTTAAAGTTTATTTTAATGCGTTTATTAATTCGTCAATTGAGTTGTAATTTATTTCGTTTACTGATGTATTTGGATAGTCAAAGTAATAAGTGCCACAATCGTATAAAGTTAAATGCAAAGCCATTTCATCTAATTTAACAACGCTAACTATCTTAGCATCTTTAATATCTCGCCACGTTATAGTGCCATTTATTTTGATTAAATTTTCCATTAATATTTTTGAATTATTAGTGAACTCATAACTGTACTATTACCAACCGCTGCATTTTGAAAGGCAGCAATTACATGTTGATTAACAGCCCAATTAATATTTAAACTAGATGCGCCACTTGTTCCTGTTGTTACTTCACTTCCTGCTGCACCAGCCGTTGCATTAAAAGTTTCACTATTAGTTGTAGATTTAATATATAAACTTCGTTCCATTCCATAAAAAGAAAATGTTCCACTCATAGTTCCAACAAGTGTTGCACCTGTTAAACTATTAGTTGTATTAATATATAAATAATCAATTGCGCCACCAGTTGCAGTATTCCTAACAGCCCTATTTAATATCTTAATTGTATCACCAGTTGTATAAGTATTTGCAGGTATTAAAACCGATTTCATTAAAGTAATGGCAGTCGTACCTGTTAAGGCTGTGCTATCCGTAATGTCTTTTGATACTATTTGAATAGAATTACTAGGAGATACAGTTAAAGGTAAAGGAACTAAAGACCTAACAGGATTTGAACCTCCAAATTGAAAATCATAAGTAGGGGCAGAACCACCTACTATTCTACTTCCATAAAACTTTAAAACAATTCTATCAGTTGATAAAAATGTTCCATCATTCCATAATGCAGTTGCTGAAAATTGAGCATAAACACCATTAAAAACAGGAGGAGTACTTCCCGAAGTAGTAATTAAAGTTTCAGTTCCTGCACTATCTCTTTTATAAACTTCAAAATAAAATTCAGCATCTCCCGAACCCGCAGTTTTTCTAATATTTCCAATCGTAGAAATATTAATAACACCAGGATTACCAACTATTACATTTGGTGAAGTTATTAAAGCTGAAATAAATTGATTAGTAGTTGTTATCGAACCTGTGCTTACATCTACTGCAACTGTGTTATAACTTGGGTCTGTTATGCTACTTACTAGCTTAACATAAGTAGGAATGTCACTTGCAGCCGTTGTAGCGTATAAGATGAGATTACTTGGTAAATCATTTAAAGATATAAATTTATTACCATCGTCACCGTCATTTATTAAATCAGAAGTTTTTGTTACAGCTAATGCTACAGATTCAATTATTCTATCATAATTTAAGTTAGAATAATATATTGACTTAATCTTAATTGAATAAATTAAAGCTACAGTTGCATCTGTATAAGTTCCTGAAGATGTCCATGCTCCCGTAGTAGGATTAAGAGTTGCTGTTACTACAACTCCACCTACCGTTTTAGGACTCTCATACGTTGGCTTATTAGAGCCATCAATCTTTGAAAGTATTGCGTTACCCGATAAACCAAACTCATTCGAGTTAATGGTTGAGTTTGTTGGGATTGTGAGGCTTCCGCTTGTTCCTGACACAATCTCATAATATGTGATTTTGTATTCATTGTTTTCTAAAGTTGTTACACGATTATTTAATACAGTCTCCGTACTAGCTTGACTAAATATTTTTCTAGGATTTTTAAATGCTGACTGTCCCATATTTATTAATTTTCACTAATTGGTGGAAAAGGATTTTCTTTTGGCACATATAGTATTAAAGGTAAATCTTGTACCCACATATAATTTGGATTTATATTATTAGCCATCTCCTCAACAGAGATAACCCAATTATCTGCATTATCCTGTATAGGATTAAAAAAACAATCTGGAGCATATTCCTGCCCTACTAATTCATCTTTTTGTTCTACTGTTAGAAGTCCTACATAAGTAGTGTATTCTTCTCTTGTTATATCTGTTAGTTTCATAGTTTATGTTGTTGTTTTAAATTTACTTAAAATTTCTTTAAATATTTCATGAGAATATGAACCTTTTGCTTTATTTACCCAAACACAAACAAAATGAACATTTCCATTAATATAACCTAATTCGCTATCTATTCTATCTAAAGATATTAAATAAGGGCTTGATGTCATTTCTCTTTTTTCATTATATGTTTTTGGACAAAGCATATTCATATTAGTATAGCCACATTTAAAATTTTGATTTTCTAATAGTTTTTGTAAATACTCTATTGATATTTCAAATGGATAATCTCTTAATTTAGCATTGTTTTTCCATCTATTAAATAAGGCATTATGAATATCTTTTGTTCCTCCCTTATTGCAATTTCTTAGTTGTCTTTTACCACTTGCCCAAACTTTTACTTGTCTTGAGCCACTTCCTTTGAATCTATCTATATTATTTCTATCTAATAAAAATCTAACTTTTTCTGCTGATATTTTATATTTTTTTGCTAACTCTCCTTGATTTAACCCATTTTTATAATCTTCGCATAAATTATCTTCATAACTAAATTTAAACTGTTTTATGCTTTTATACATATCAGATTTACCTAAAACCTCAATTCCGTGCATTTTCATTACTCTTCTAACTCTATCAGTGGTAGAATTTAAATCTTTAGCTATCTCATGTGTTGTTTTTTTACCATAATTTGATTTTATATAATCAAAATCTAATGGCTTTAAATTATTCCATCTATTTCCCATAAACCAAATATACAACAATATAATCATTTTATCAAGGAACTTGGCGATTTAAAGTTGTTTGAAATGTTTGTACTGCTGTTCTAAATGCTAACGCTTCAGCATCGGTTAATCCATCACCTATTGATGCAAATGCGCATTGTTTAGCTGTATAATTAATTGGTGAATTTGATGAATTTTGACAACCTAAATAAAAATTAAGATTTGGTAATAAACTGCCAGTTAAAGCAGATGTTAATACTTGAGTTCCATTTTTAAAAATCTTTTGAACATTTATTGCAGTTCTACTCGCAACATAAAAACCTAATGAATTTGGAGATGCTACTTGCGTAGGACCGCCAGTTTCACCCCATCTCATATAAAGATTTCCCGAATATCTTAAACCCAAATCAGTATAAATAACACCTGTTATTGCGCCCATTTCTCTTTCACTTGCACCAGTTGAATCAGTCCTTGAGTAATAACTCATGTGTCCACTTGTTCCTATTGAATAAGCAACAGATGGATTTAAAAAAGTATTAGCATAAGCATTTATACCATTGGGTAACATACCTGTTGAACTATGTGTCCAACCACCACTAAACACTAATCTAAATGCTGCATTAGTATCTAAAGGATTTTTAAGGTTGAACTTATGGGATGTTGCTGTTCCACCAACTATTGGATAAATTGCCTTCATTTTAGTCCAAATACTTGCTGCTTTTAAATCTAAAACTAAAGTATTAACTGCATTCATTTCAGTAGTAGTAAGAGTTACCCCTGCTGCTGTTTGAGCATTAAAGAATAACTGAGCATCTGGGTCATAAGCTGTACCAACAGAATATATGTAAGGATTTATTATCATGCCCTAACTCCTTTTAATAATATTTTTAAACCTTTAGCAGTACCATCTCCTATTTGGTCAATATCTATAGTTATTAAAGCATCATCTGCCAAAGTACTATCTGATATTACAGGGTCTGTTGTAGCAGTTGTGCTAGTTAATTCAGTATTATCTATTGTTAATTTAGTAGAAAGTATTGTTGCTCCCGCTTCATTAATATCTACTGTAAATATAGTGCCACTTGCTTGAGCAGTTACCAAAGAAGCTCTAACTGCTGATACAGTCATGGCAAAAGGCATTCTAAAGCTAACCTTAGCTGTACCTGTTGTTAAAGCAGTAGATTCATCACTTGCAGCTAATTGAATTTCACATGGAGAACCTACTAAGTTAACAGCAGCTCCACTCCCTCCTCCATTTTGAGAAAATACTCTTTTTATATTTTTAATAGCTGTAATCATTTTTCGTTATTTATAGTATTGTATATGTAATGTATGGGTCGAAGAAACCGCGATAACCCTAAAGTTTGCCACGTTGTCTCCTGTTGGAATATCAAAAAAATCTAAATTAGATAATCCCATTCCATCTGTAGTAGTTGGAGGTGTAGTAGCGCCTAGCATTAAATACCTCATGATTATACCGCTAGTAGTAGCTGATTCAACTCTAATCTCTGCATATAAAGCTCCTGTAGGTACAGTTAAAGCTTGAGCAGAAGCTCCTGTTACTGTTAATTTTTGGTATCCAAAAGCCATTAAATTTGGTGAATATCTTATGGCTCTTACTATTTCTGTTGTTGATTGATTTTCCATTATTTAATTTTTTTTTGTGATATAAAAGTAAATAAAAAAAGGTTACTTTTTACAGCAACCTTTTAATTTTAGTTAAGAATTAAATCTTAGTAGTTATACAAAGTATCAGTAGCAACCGCTTCAAATTCAACTTCGTTGATAACAGCAGCAGCACTATTTAAGTTAGTATATTGGAAGAAAGGAATTAATACAGTTCCGGCAGCAAATACTAACGGAGTAGTGCCCGCAGAGTAAACTGGGTATTTAACATCATTCATAAAAACACTAACAACACCATTAGCAGCAACTTCAACAACAGCAGTATTAACAGCGTTACTTACTAAGTTAGTAGCAGAAGTAGTAGTTACAGTGGCAGCATTAGCTAAAACACCATAAGTTGCAACAGCAGTTCCGGCAGCGCCAGTTCCAATAGCAACTAGGTCATTATAAGCATTGAAATCAACATTAAACGCTTCTTTACTTCTGAAACCAACCATATAAACTGCATTAGCTACAGTTGTTACAGCAAACTTATTAACTATTGTCATAGGAGTTTTACCTACTACAAATTGTTGAGGACAAGCAGTAGCAACTTCAGGGCAGTAATGAGCACCTTCAGTAGCAGTAGCATCTTGTTCAATTAATAAACCAGTAGCGCCTTGAGTTGGAGCAACGATAGTTTGAGCTCCAATGTTATAATGATTTAATAAACCATAAGGGCTAATAAATTTATTTTTTAAACTTGTTGTAGTAGCAACAACAGCGCCTAAAGGACCTTGGATTAAGAAATTCTTATCAAAGAACTCTAAAGTAGCATTAGGGTCTTGACCATAAACTATTCCGATTAAACGGTGGATTTCTTTTTCAAAAGCTAAGTAACCAGCTAAGTTAACAACAGAAGCACCTGCTCCGTTATCAACCCAAATAATACGTTGTTTAACTGATAAGCCTGTAGTTCCTGTGATACCTGCAATTGTATCATTATCTAAATAAGTAATAGAAAAAGCATTATATTTTTGACCTGCAACAGCAGCAGCACCCGTGATAGTCTTAGGAGCATCAACAGTACCAGATATAACATTTCCTGTCATGAAATCCATGATTGGAGCATTGTTAGCTAAATCTAAACCTACACCTACTGAATAAACAGCAGCAGTTGTTACTACGAAATCAGTTGAAACAAAACCTGTACCATCAGCGTTAGACGCTAATACAACTCTTGTTGCACCTTGACGAATATTCATACCTTGGTGTGGGTATGGGTAATAACCAGCAGCATCAGTAATTGTGAAACCAGCACCTCCTGTTAAAGAAGCAGCAGTTACAAAATTGTAAGTTGAAGCAGCATTGATTTTAGCAACTAAAGCAGCCGTGATAGCTTCACGCTGTAAAGCAGCAGTTGCACCTAAAGTTGTGATTACAGGAGGAGTTGTGTAAGAATACTTCTTAAACGGCTCTGTGTAACCTTGACTTCTACGATTAGAATCTCCGATTAATACTGTGTAAGCTGTAGAAGCTGTTGGAGTATAAAGAGACCCACCTACCGTGATTACTTGAACAATTTCCGCGCGGTAGTTAATTTGCGAAAAGTTGATGATTCTGTTTGTCGGGATAGCAGACAATCCTGGGATTGTTACGTTACCACCACTGTATTGCACATCAGACGCTGCTGACGTATTAAACAATACTGACCTGTTTACATTCTGTGACATGGTTTTTTATTTTTTAATTGGTTTATAATGTTCAAATTTAAGTATTATTTTAATACAAATTAATTTTTAGATTCTTTTTCCGAAAACGCACTTGATTGGAAATCTTCTACAACACCTGCTAATATAGAAGCAGCTTTTTTAGCAATATCAGGATGTGTTTTAGCAGGTAATTCAATAGTTACCAATAAGCTAGTTAATATCACTTGACCACTTGTTAAAGTAGTTAATACACCATTTGTAGAGAATACTGTACCTGATGGATAAACAATTCCATTATATACAGAATCTTCAAAAGCAGTATAAGAAGTATTAATGGTTAATACACCTACTCCGGCATCTATTAAATTAAGCTCATTACCCATATTAAACTCAACGGGTTGTTTAACGTAATCTAAAGAAGATGATGTTGCTGTCCCTGTAACTCCTCTATATATTTTTAATCCTGTAGAATCTTCTAAGAAGTAAACTTTATTATTTGTAGGCTTTCTAAAGCTACACTCCAACATTGGACCTCTTTCGTTATAAGTAGTCTCTCTACCGTAAGTAGTGTTTCCATCAATAGTTACGCTCAATGCGGCAAAGGCTCTGTAATCAACAGGAAAGTTTATATGGCTAACTAATACATCGGTATTATACAAACCAACTACAGTAGGAATAAATGTATTGCTTTTCATTAATGTATAAAGCTCATCTCTATACACTTGAAATCTATCTATTCCACTTAATTTATTTTGATTAGCGGTATCTGTAATATCATCAATGTGCATTTTAATAGCATCATTTACAGCCTTATTAATTTCTTGAAAATAATACCTAGCTCCTTTACTTCTATCTATGTAAAGTTGTACTGAATTATATACTTCTATCGCGTTCATTGTTAAATAATTTTGATATAAAGATAAATTAAAAAAGCCTTACAATTTCTCATAAGGCTCTTTTTTTTATATAGTATAAACTATTTACCTTCAGCTTCGGCTATCTTAGCTAGTAAGGTTTCTTTTTTAACTGACGGCAAGTGCGCGCCAGGTATTTTTAGAGCTTTTGCTTTCTCTCTTAATTCTGCCATCTCAGATTCATCATCTTTAGCTTTTTCAGGCAAGTTAAAAGGAGACACAAATTCTACTTCTTTTTCTATTTTATTCTCTTTTAATAAAGCTTCTGCTTCCATTAATCTTTTTCTTAATTCAGCAACCTCATCATAAGAGTCAACTTCATTATTTTCTTCGTAACGAAGTTTCATAGCTTCCATTGAATCATTTTCTAAAGAATTACACCTAGAATCAATAGATGTAGCTAAGTTATTATTGTCTACTAAATACTTAATAGCCATCTCTTTAGTGTGACCCATTTGTAATCCATTATACTTATAAGTTGATTCTGCAAGGTTGTAATCCAATACACCTAAAGCTAACGCTCTATTAAATATAGAAATGTATTGTCTTTGTGGATTTTCGTACATTTCAATAAATGATTTTGGATTTTCTTCCATCTTGCGATAAACCTCATCCGTAAGCATAGATATATTTCTATTAGCTTCTACATTAACACCTAAGTTAATAGCCATTTCTTGTAAAGAAGAACCTTGTAGTTTAGAAATAATAACTTCTGCTTTTTGGCGGATTGTTCTTCTGCTAATATTCTCAGCAGCTTTCTTTTCCTTGTCTATTACTTTGTAGTAAGGTTTGCCATAAAGATTAGGACTTCCTTCCATACAGGTACTATTTTTTAAAATAGCCCATGCAATAGCTTGGTCAGGAACAGATAAGTCAAATACATTTCTATCTTCTAATGTAAAAGATTTACACATTAACTCTTTTGTGTCCGGGTTAATACTAATTGGTAGTCCCCAATACAGACCTGTAACTCTGTCTTTAGTTTTACGGATGATTTTTTGATTTAGATGCTTGTTAGTTACCTTTAAAGCTTCTACTTCAATAATGCCTTCCATTTGGCAATACTTAGGGTTTTCAAGATTTACAAATTTATGAGCGAATCCATTTCCGTCCAAAATCTCTTTGTAATCTACATCTTTTTTTAGGCCTCTCGCCGTAGACTGTCTCAAGTCAAGATTAAATACATTCATTTTGTTTTATTTTTAAATTGTTTAGGCAAATGTAATAAAATATTTTGATATAAAAATATGACAATATTGTAATAAAAAAACCCCTGTATTTCTACAAGGGTTCTTAATTGTATATCTACTCTTAGATTAGAAAGATTTACGGATGATACACCATCTACGAGTATTGTAGATAACAATCATATCCTCTTTTAACATTGCCATTTTCCAAGCATCTTCTTCAGAAATAGACTCTCCAGCCATACCTGTTAAACCGTTGATAGTAGCGCTTATGTTAGAACGATTAACTCCGTAAGCACCTTTAGCGATGATTTCGATATTTGAATCGTTAATAGCTCCTAAATCACCACCGATATAAGTAGATGACATGATAGATTTTCCATCAGAACCTTTAGCAGGGAAACGTAAATCATCATCAAATAAAGGATGTTGTACGAAACAAACTGAACTTCCTGCGAAGTGCATTTTCATAATTTCGTAACCTACTTCGATAGAAGCTCCACCTTTAACTTCTTGACGTAAAGTTGCATTTTGAGATGCGATGAAACGAGCCATCTTACGTTGAGCGTTATAGTAACCATCTAATCCTGTCATGAATACTAAGTTTACACCTACAGTATCATTACTAGATTTAGTTAAGATATTCATTGCATCAATGAAATCATCTTCAGTAGCTTCACCATTAGTACCAGAACCGAAAATTTCGTTACCACCACCAATTTGTTCTTCGATACCATCACCAATAGTAATAGGTAATGCAGTTTCTTCATCAATTAAGTTAGAAACAGTTGCACGAGAACCATCAGCATTCTTCATAGAAGATACACCAAAGATTTTAGCAAATTCGTTTTCTACAGCCCATTGAGCTTCAGCTTGACGAACTTTCTCAAATTTCCATCCTTTAACAGGACCATTTGAGCTCATGTATTCATACCATAAGATGTCTGTAGCAGCACCACCAGAGATAGATACAGTCTTACGTTGAGTAGTCATGTCTACAATGAAAGTGTCAGGGAATTGGTCACGACCATATCCTTTTAAAGATTTCTCAGAATAAGCAGTAGTTGAAGGGAAACAAGTATAAGTACCACCTGTTTGAGAAGCAACCACAGTAGCAAAAGAGAATACTGATTTTTGTTGATTTTGGAAAGATACTAACCAACCAGCAGCTACACGAGTAGGAGTAGACATAACTACAGCTTGGTAACGACCTGCGTTAGCAAACAATACTACTTGTCCTTTGTAGATATAACATCCACGTCCGCCTTCGTCAGCGATAATTAATTGGAAAGAACCATCAGAACCACTAGAACCTACTTGAGATAAGATAGTAGCAGCTTTTTGGATACGACCCATTACGTTGAAACGGTAAGAAGAATCACCAATTAATTGGCTGTCTTTTACTTTTCCAAATTTAGTTTCAGCTTTAACGTCGATACCATAAGGTCCTACAGCTCCTGAAGTTAATAATGTTGTTAATTGACGTCTGTCAACTCGCTCTAATACTTTGCGTATTTCGGGCATTTTTTGCATGTTTCTTACTAAGTCGAACTCGGTTGTGCAGTCTGCTGACCATGAACCTTTCACGATTTGAGTTTGTCCTGGATTTAATGACATAATTTATTTTTTTTAAGGTTAATTTATATTTTTTTTAACCATTAAGATAAGTGTCTCCTTTCAATCTTTCAAAATTTCCTTCTGTGTTTGTTGTTATTGATTTACCTGCTCCTCCAGTTGTTAATGGCGGTGTGTTATGCAGTTTTTTAGTTATTTCAAGTCTCCCCTTAGCATAGCTTTTAGCTTCTAAGTTTTTTTGAGCCTTTTGACCTAACTCCATATATGCGATAAACTCTGCTTTTTTAATTGGGTCATTGAACATTTGGTCGTACTTTCCATTGTTCATTCTTTCCGTTAATCCTTGCTTAACCTCGCTCGTTAAAGGAGAACCCATGAACTCTGACATATTATTCAAAGCTTTTGATACAGATTCTAAATTTTGAACGCGCTCTTGCATGGCGTATTTTTCAGCGTTTACTTTATAATTATTTACTATGTCTTGTCTGCGATGTTGTTCTTCTCTTTGAATACTATCTAGCTCGACAATTATTTTTTTATGCTCGTGTTCTAATCTTCCATCCACCGCAGTCAATATTTCCATTTCTGAATCTATCATATCGGGAGTCCAATCAGTATGAGTTAACTCTAAATTCTTTCTTACTAAGTCTAATGCCGGCATAGCCTTAAATTCATTTATCTTAGTGAAAGGAGCTACAATCTCATCAAATGTTAATCCTGCTTCTGCTAATTGAAAAACCATCTTTACATTAGGGTCCTCAAATTTAGATATTAACTTCTCAGTAGTTAAAGACTCAACCTCTCTTAGTTTTTCTTCATAAGGAGCTGTTATAGCTTCCTTGTAAGCATCTAAAGAATCTTCTTTTAACTCTAATCCATCTAACTTAGCAATATAAGCCCAACTGCCTTCTTCAGGCTCATTAGAGTTATTATCTTCTAAAGATAAAGGCTCTAATTCTAAAGTTTCTGTTTCTGTTTTAGTTTCTTCTTTAGCTTCAGTAGGCTTTGCAGCTTCTTCTACTTTAGTTTCAGGCTCTAGTCCTAAATCTTTAACTTCATCTTTAGAAGCATCTTCTTTAGCTGTTTCTGTAGGTTTACTTTCTTCTGTTGCTTCGTTGTAGTTTGAATTTAAAAACGTATCATCCGATAGTAACTCGAAGTTTGTACGAACTGGCGCAGACGATTCCTCTCGAACCGTATCATTTTGCACCGATGTTGTTTCTTCTGTCATGGTTTATAATTTTAATTACACAAATATATAACTATTATTCTAACATTTGATTTTGATTATTAAGATTTTCTGTTTGTGATTGAAAATTCATTTTAGTAACATCATTTCCTGCCTTTGCAGCATTTACTTTAATGTCAACTTCTCCTTGCGCAATAATCTCCTCTATTCTAGCCGCTTGCCTATCTTCTCTATCCGCATTAGATATTTCTAATTGCTGTTGTAGTTGAGCTTGTTGCATTTGAATTTGTTGCTCTTGCATTTGCATTTGAGACTGTTGTTGCATTTGCTGAGATTGAGATTGCATTTCTTTAACCTTATTCCAACCTTCTTTTAATATTTGTTTTTGCTCTACGGCAGTTTCAGACCAAGCAAATGATAAAGCATCTTCAGGACGTATCTCTTTTGCATTTAAAGAGTTAGCCATTAAGCTTTCCATATAACGCTTAACCTCTGCATACTTACCCGAATCTTGTAAATGTACACCGTAATCTTTAAATCCTAATTCTTGGGTAACGCGCATAAACTTCCATTTGTCAATACCTAGTATTTGCTCTCCTTCTTCCACTTTGTAGAAAGCCCAAGTAACTTTAGTTGATTCTATAATTCTCATTAAAGTTTTATCTATAAAAGAATAAACTCCGTAGAAGAATGGCTCTGTAATAGTTCTTGATGCCTGTATAGCAGAGTTAGTATTAGTAGCTGTAGCAGATGCAGCGATTTGACCTTCTCTATTCTCAGATATGCCAGTCATTCTATCCATCATTTGTAAGATAACATCTTTGAATTGAATTAACGCTCCAAATGAATTACTTAATCCTAAATCTTCTACTTGCAATATATTATTTAAAGATACATCTCTACCATGAAAGTTACCACTTGCGGATGTGTCATAAGTTACAAACCCATCATTAACCATATCGTATTGTATAGCTTTAACAGATGATTTTGCAGGTAAGCCGGCTAAGTTAAATCCTAACACTTTACCTTTGAACTTGTTAATATCTTTTAAGATTTGGTACATAACAATATCAAATATGTTACTCCAATTTTCCATTTGTTGAAACATAGAAATTCTACGTCCATCTACAGTGTTGAATAAATATCCAACGTAAGAGCTACTTAATATGTAAGCAGGGTTGTCTACCTTTCTCATTTGGAATTGAACTCGTCTGCAATTAACATCTAATTCTTTTAATCCGCCGATACGAGTCGCTTCCCATAAATCTTCTCTATACTTAGCAATAACTTCTACATCATTTTTTTTATCCCAATGTTCTTTATTCATTTCATACTTATCCGTATCTAAAGCGATATAAATATATTCTTCTGTTGGGTCTAATGCTAATTGAGTTGCCGTCTTTTTAATCTTTTGGTAGTATTCAGGTATTACAGAAATCCATTCAAGATGAATAACCTCTGCTATTAATCCTGTTCCACTTGGGCCATCTTTAATACTATCTGAGTAATATGTTGTTGGGTTTTTACCAATAGACTCAATAGTTTCAATTTGCTTTCTATCTAATTGGTAACGTCTTAATATCTCGTGTAAAGGCAACCATTGACGACATCCCTTGATAGGACTTTTCTCTAAATGCGGGTCTCCTTTAATTTCTTCGTAGATAGCATCTCTAGGGTCAATATTTATATAATCTGTATCTCCTTTTTCGTTACGTTCTATTTTACCAAACATAACAGAAGTTATAGCGCAATCTAATAAGTTATCTGCAAACTTTTGTTTTAAATTCAACGCAGGTATTTGCTCGTTAAGTATAGATTGCATAATTAATTCTTCCTTATCCTTTGTAGACATATTCTCCCAAATAGGGTCATTCTCATCTTCAGGAATTGGAGCACCTTCCATTATATCTACACCCGCTTTTTCTTTTAATTCTAGTATCTCTTTTTTAGCAATCATTGCCCCTGTCATAAATTCAAACTGAGACATCTTTTGGAATTTAGCATCTCTATTGTTTGTATAAACAGTTGCACTTAAAGGTCTTGTTAAGAACTCTCCAACCATTAGTTGAATTTTTGTAGTACAAGCTCTGTAAGATATAAATTGAGCACGATTTTCTTTACCATGCGTGTTGATTAAATATTTGTAACTTCCTGCTCTTTTAATACCATTAAATTGCTTATAATGGTTATCCATGTCTTGTTTAGCTAAGTTGCTGTTTCTCAATATTCTTTGACCGTAGTCTAAGTGTAATTGACACCAAGCTTTATCTTTTTTATATTGTGGTATCGTTTGCGATGGAAATTGCATAGTTAATTATATTTTTATCAAAAATAGTAAATAATTGTGTATTATCTACCAAAACCTTTCCAATCTTGTTCGACACCCTCTCTTTTTTCTTTTTCTTCATCATCTTCAAATGAATTTAACATAAAAGGGTCCTCTTTTAAACTATAATTCAAATCCCTTGGAGAGATTACTGTACTTATATCTTGCATTAAAGCTATACCATAAGCATCCGCTAAGTCATTATCACTTCCTACTGTAACTTCATCAAAATTACCTAATTGATTAATAAGTTCGGGAAACCATATATTTTGAACATAATCGTAAATAGCTGTTTGCATTAAGCCTACCATTAATGGTCTACTATAAGTATTTAAGGATACCCAATACTCATGTGATTGCTCCGAGTTAGTGCTTTCAAATTTAGTAGGACGTACAGCTAAATACTTTTGACAACCATGGTCTTTATACCAATTAATTATACCTGAGCTACTAGCCTTATCTCCTAATGTACTTCCAATTAAATTATAATAAACAGATAGTTTACAACACATATCAAAAAAGTATTCTTTTCTTTTAGGACGAGTACATATAACTGCTACAGGACCTAATTGAAAATCGGGGTGTATAGTATTTCTTCTCATTAATACACACATAGCTCCTAAAGATTTAGATACACCTTTATCTTGGTCATAAGCATCTATTCCGCCAACATATAAAGATTGAAACTTTGGATTAGGATGGTAGGCATCCATTATTAATACACAATCTCTTTCGTCATCTGTATCTTTAGCAGGAACAGCTCTCACTTTAGGATTGTCTCCGCGCTCTCCTTTATCATTTAAAATCCACTCTAATCTGTACTTAGAATATTTATTTTGAGTAGCGTTTATAGCATCTTGCTGATTATTAATCTTTTCAATATCAAAGTTGTTAC